ACCACTAGCGTTTGAATCGTATGTAAACTTACCTCTTCTTTTAGGTTTGTCTAGTTCTGCTTGTAGTTCTTTTGTGACGCGATTCCAAAAGTTTGCAATGATTTGATTCAACTCACTATCACCTTGAGTTACAAATGAGTCAGCGCGTTCACCTAAGCCGTCTAAAAAATCCTTAAAAGTCATTCAACATTTCAATCAATAGTGGGTGTGGATACACATCTATCTTGTCAGCACGTACTGAGTTATGAGTATAGACACCATTTTTGCCACTAAGAGCGCGTTTTGTGACATCCCATATATCTTCATTGTACGTCAAGTCAATTGCGTATTTTTCTCTAAATAGCAAAAGCAAGTCTTTTGTACTAGCGATTTGTTCTTTTGTGTAGTTCTCAAAGTATTGATAGCCTTTGTAAGGTGCGTCAAGTTTACATACATCTTTAACTTCTTTGCCTACATAGTTGTAGAACTTAGTGCCTTTTTGCGTTAAATAACCCCAATTGCAAAGTTCTATACCGATTGAGTTCTTGTCAAGATTCGTGTATGGTAGACCTTTGAAATGAGATGATTTAAGACCTAAGTGATACGCCCAATGTTTTGATGAGAAGCCTTGTGCGATTTGTCCATTGCGAGAGATAGCGCAACAAGTCGCTACTTTGATTGCGTCAGCATCCCAAAACTTAAATGTAGATATAGCGTCAGCGCCACCTGCTGTGTGATGTAAATAAATTTGTTTCTTGTGAGTTTCTTCTGCATTAAAACCCTTGAACTCTACTTGTTTGATATTCATTTGTGAGTCGTGTTAAGTACCAATTGGCTTTTTTTAAGTCTTCGAGTTTGTTCTTTTTTTCAAATCTCCACACATATTTCAAGACGTTGCCTTTTAGATAGCCTAGAAATGCTTCGTGTGTCATTGATGCTTTGATTGCTTCGATTGCTTCTACATCGCCTGTCTTATAGTGATTTGGATTTATTGCGTCTTTCTCCATTTGCTTACAAAAGTATCAAAGTCTTCATCAATTATCAATGAATGAGAGCCACTTAAAAAGATTTGTGTGTGTTCGTGATATGCACTAACAGCAACGACGTGTGATAGATTGATGTATCCGTCTTCGAGATATTCAATGATGTCAGGTTCTATACCAATTTCTTGAAACCCATTTTGATTGATTTCTTCGTGTACTATTTGAACGCGTAGTATCATAGAGTCTTGTGTGTATAAGCGTAAATCATACGCTTTGTTTCTGCCTTTCTGTGCGGTTTCATTATCAACCAACGACCACCAATAGGCTTTGGGGATGCACCGCGCTCGACGTGCCAACCTTTTGAACCATCTCCGTATTCTTCTTTGTATGCGCTTGTACGAATCATCAAAATATCTCGATGAACTACCGTATCGTGTTGTGTCAACTCTTCTATCGTATAAGTCAACTCATAGTCTTCGTGAACGTGTCCCATCCATATAGCGTCAGCACCTTCTACGTTTACGCTCATACGATTGTGCTGTATAGTTCCACGAGTTACTGCACCACCGCCACCGAATCCGTGCATATACTTAATCTTGAAAGATTTGTGTGAACTTCCATCGTCAAAATTGTAGCGTATCCATCCACCATATCCACCTACTTGTATGTTCGTCTCGCACTTGTGGTTGAGCAAAGTGACAAAACGCTCGATTATGTCTGTCTCTTGACGCTTCAAGATTGCGGTTTCGTGGTTGCCATAACCGATTAACTTGATGAGATGTGCGTAAGGTGCAAACCAATCAACCGCCGTGTTGATAATAGCGTCGAAGTAGTTTGCGACGTTGTGTTCTTCTCGAATATCGCTCTTTGATTTGCGCGGGTCATATGCGCCTTGCATCAAACAAAACAAATCGCCATTTATGAGAATATCGTTATTCCCTACAAGTGCTTCATCAAGATGCTTCTTCAAAAGTTGTCTATCACATCTTGGGTTATCCCAATGCAAGTCAGAGATGAGAAGTACTTTCGTTTCTACCCAAGGTTTTTCAATTCTTACTACGTTATTTTTTTTCATAAAAGTATACCAATCACAAAAGCAATAATAGAGTAGACTACGATTTGCGATTTTAGCGTCTTCTCGTGCGTTTTAAGCGACTCAATTTCGTTTGATTGAGTTTGTATAGTTCGTGATTGAATTGTTCGAATAGAGTCTATTTGTGCGATTTCGATAGAATCGAGTAAAACTAGACGACGATAGTCTAATACTTTGCGTCTTGCTTTTGCTCCTTCAACGAGATAGTGTTGCGCTTGTGATAGAGTCGATGTGTCTATGCAAATCAATTGCGCGTTCAAGTCCTGCACTAGTACGAGAAAAAGTATCAACATACATCGTATCATATCTATAAATAGAATCGCGAATCAATTGTTTCTTAAATCGTATTTTTTCAATAGTATCTTGATAGTATGAAATAGTCTCAATGTACATCGGCTCTCTTTCAATAGGCTTGAAAGTGAACATTGCGTACACAACACTAAACAGGAACAACGCAACTATCAGCGAGATAAGGAGTTGATATTTGGAATTGTATGCCATAACCTGCTACGATATCAGTTTTTGCGTCATAGAACGGCTCTGCCGTGCTACTTACTACGAGTTGAAAGTCACTATCATTGTTATAATGATAGTCTATGAGAGCCATTACGTCGATAATTATTTGCGCCATATCGCTAAGAATTTCGATGGTATTCGACTCGCTCTCGAATACTCTATCAAAAACTAACATAGCAAAACGATAATTGACGTATTGATTGTTCTCACCTGTTGCTAAATCAAATCCATCAGGAACTAACCAAACTAATGGATAGTACTTTACTTCGTCGACTGCAAGGTTGTACTCTGCGCCAACAGAGAACTTACCGACCATTTTATGGCTTTCGACTTGCGTTTGTATTTTTTTGATGATTTGATTTAGTGTCATTTTTCAAAAACTTGATGAGTTTTGCCTCGTTGTTTTTTTGCCACTTGTTATTTCTCGTCGCTTGGGAAGTCATAATTCCAGAAACAATCGTCATAGTCTGTGGGTAAATATATACCACCTACAAAACTAGTACTTGTAGGTCGTATTGTGTCAAATGTACTGCCCGGATTCAAGAACAAAGGATAGTCATTTGTGTATTCTCTCAAATAATCTCTTAAACGATTTGCGTAGTACTCTGCTTTATCACGATAGCGATTCTCTAAAAGAGTCAACTCGTCTACACTTATTGCACGAGCATTGTCACTCTCTCTACTTGCTACGCTTTTATTCATCAATTTGAACGTCATAGGAAGCATCGCTTCGCACAAAGTATAATACTTCAAGCAAGGCGCAATATAAGAGTCTAGAAGCGTTGTATTTAAGTTTGTCAAAGTACCTGCAAACGCTTGAGTTTGTAATTGGTTGTAGATACCACTACCAATGATATCACGAATGTATATCTCTTGAGACTCTTTGATTGCTGTTTTCAAGAGTTTATCATCGACATTCTCGTTGATAGGCGTATTGTCTTTCAAATACGTTGTCGAAATGAAGTATACAAAGTTTGTCATTTTCTACGTCTTACTACTTTTGATGCCCATATGTGACGACAAGATGGTCTATGAATTGCAGGTTCGCTGTCAGGTATTGTGTACCAACCACCGCGACGCTTCCATACATCATAACCTAGAATTGCGCTCATTGCGTTGATGTCTTCACGTGAGTACACACGATTTGCATCTACTACGTTTCGACAAAACTCACGAGATGTAGGTATTAAAATGTCACCTTTTGTGTTTGGTGCTTTCTCGTATTGATAGCGTACTAGTAATTCAGTTTGTATGTCAGCAATTTCTTTAAGACCTTTCTCTGTGATAGTTACACCACCTTCAGCAGGTTCTATCAATCCTGTCTTACTCAAGTTGTCTATTGCTTGAGACACTTTCAACAAATCAGCATCAATAATGTTGACAACTTCACCGATTGTGATACCTTTGTTTTCTTTGATTGTATTCAAGACTGCTTTCTCGATATCAGTTGCGAAAGACATTTTTACAACTTCAAAGAGAGAAGCATCTTCTCCAAATTCTGCGAACACTTTTAAGTCGCGCTCGTCGTTCCAACCAAAAGGATTTTCTTTTGACATTGCTACTGCGCTTGATTGACCTAAAGAATCGCCGTTGGCAATAGGTGGTAAACCTGCAAGTTGACGCTTCTCGTTGATTGTCATATTTGACAACACATTGTTCGCTACTAAAGGCGACAAAGAGTTGATAGCATCGTTCAAGTTTGATTGAATCTTCACGGTAGAAAGTTCAGGTAACCCTAACTCTTTACGCGCTTCTTCGTTTGTAATCAAGTTACGAGTATACAAGTCTAAGTAGTCAAGTCCTAGAGGTGGTTTGTTGATAGTCTCAAGTTTGACAGGTGCGATGAACGTAAACAAATATGTCAATTGCTCATCCATTTTATGTTGACGAGGTTCTACATATGCTTGTTGAAACATTTCATACGCTTCAATCAACTCACTACGACCACCTAGTTGCGATTCTACGCGTACACCAAACAACATAGGTGAGTTGACTTTATGCCCTACAAAAATCTCTTGTTGTACCGTCTTGTTTAAGATGTCGAATTGCTTGTCAAAGTCACTAGGTTGTAAATTTGATACAATTGATTCTCTTTCATTCTGTTCGTTATACATCAAGATGAGACCACCTGCATTGTCTGTGCCTTGATATGACTCTTTGAAACGACGCTTTGCCTTTCGTGCTTCTTCCGGAGTTGGCACTCCTTTGAACATTTGTATCAAAGTTTGTGCTGAGAAGCCATTCTTAATAGAGTTCAAATGCCAATTTGATATTTCGGTATCAATCTCAATGTATTTCAATGCACCTACGTAGTCAGGTAGTGGATAAATACCTTGACCGGGACGATACATCTTATAGTAAAACAATTGTTTTGATTCACGAGTTGTCTCATTGAATGAATTGTAGTGAATTACTTCTTCTTTGCGAGATGACCAATCTTCGCAATAGTAGTAGCAATCATCTAGACCTACACGTACATTTTTGAAAGGCAAATGATATAATTCTGCAATTGCAGTCTTTGCACGATTCCAAATAACTTCAATAGCAAAGCCATTAAACAACTCTAAGTCGTAAGCAATTTTTTGTTTTACTTCTTCAAACGACTCGTAAGTGTTTATAGATTTTAGTTTTGCTTCTGCTTTTGCGATGTTCGCTGTATCTTCTGCGATTACAGCAGTACCTACACCTGCAACATATGACGCTTTTGAAGAAACAATAGCGTTGTGTTTTGGCGATTTAGAGAACAACTCAACTAATAATTCAGGATAGAGATTATCATCACCAAAATTGTATATGTCTTTTGCTTTGTTCTCTTTGAACGTAGGCAATTTGTTCTCGTGAAATTGAAGTCTCTCGAAATTCATTACTAGTAAATAGCGGTTATTCTTTTTTGTCTTTGATAAATAGCATCATAAAGCCACCACCTAAAAAGAGAGACACATCACTCAACGTAGTCTTCTCTAAATAAAC